CCAACCAGCACGACGAATTTATCTAACAAAACCTTTATAGACCCTTTAATAGTATCACCAACTAATACAACAAGTTTTTATATAGCACAATGGTTGGCATCATCAATAGGTGATGCTAATTCTGTGGAATTTGTGATAGGTAAAAATCAAAATGCGAATAACACTGGAAGTATAATGTATTATCATTCAAGCGATGGTTCTACAAGCAATAAATTAAAAATTGGTATGAAAACAAAAGAAGATATATTAGAATTGAAGGCAGATACAAATATAATAATGAATAGTAATCAATTAGATATTATAACACCAAATGGAACTGATGATTGTAATCTAATTTTATCAGCAGGACATAATGGCGGTGCTGGTAATTCATCAGTATTAACTCTTCAAAATACAAATTCAAGTGGAACTCTTAAAAAGGCTCAATTATTTTTAAATGGTGCTGATGATTATCTTGTATTAAAAAATTTAGTGACAGCAGGAAGAATAGAACTTGTTGTTGGAACAACTAAATTAGGTATATTTAATACTTCTCAAAGTGAGATTTTAAATACAACTATTATTGGTTCAAATAGATTTAAAGTAAAACATGTTGGAGGTTATAATTATATTTCTAATCCTGAAGGTACACAATTTGATGATGATACAAAAGCAGGTTCTCATATTAGTTATCACGATAATGCAACTGAAATGACTTTTAATTGTCCTAACTCAACATATAGATACACAAATTCCAGTAATCATAGATTTATGTTTAATGGTGGAACAAGATTTAGTATTTTTGGTTCTTCTAATCCTTGTATTCAAATGACTAAAACAACAGGTGCTAATTATAATAAGCAAGGAGTAGGAACAACATTTCCTACAGAAATAGGTTCATGGTCTTCTCAAACAATTCCATTTTTAGAAAGTTTTTATATTGGAGGACAATCCACAAATGATAGTGAAGGTTATTTTTTAACTATGAACGGACAAACAACAGGTATTTCTACACCAGGTGATAATGAAGCGTTTTGGTGGTTAGATGAAGATTCAGCACCTGGTGTTGTTGGTTGGAAAATTTCAATAGCAGGTGCAATATCTGCTGTTAGTGATAGTAGAACTAAATCAAATGTTAAAACTTATAAAAATTCAAATTTTGATAAATATAAAAAAATAAGAACTATTACCTATAATAGAAAAATTCCAAAAGAATTAAATCCAAAAAGATTAGAAAAACAAAGTTGTATTGATAAATATAATGAAATTCATTATGGAGTAATAGCAGAAGAGTTATATGATTTATATCCTGAAATAGAAAATTCACAGGATATAAGAAAAAGAGATGAATGGAATTATAGAAAAGATAATTGGAATAAAGGTATTTATGAAAAAGAATTAGAAGAATGGAAAGAGAAAAAGAATAATTATGATAAAGAGAAAAGTAAAGATGATAAAGAAGAATTTAAGGTAAAACCACCAAATAAAGATTTTGATGAGGAAATGCCTTATAAAGTTGTAGATTATGAAAGGATTAATATAATATCAGTAGGAGTAATTCAAGATTTAATTAAACAAAATGAAATACAACAAAAACAAATAGACCAACAACAAACAATAATAGACAAGTTACTTTCATCAAATTCATTCAAAGAATTTAAATCATGAGTATATATATAATGGTTCTAACTTACAAACAGCGTTTTAATAAAAAATATGGATTTAAGAGAGATGAACCTCATTCTCTTAAAGAAATAGCAGAGATTACTGGATATAAATATAAAGGAATTAAAACTATTTTTGAACGAGGTGAGGGAGCTTTTGAATCTGTTGGAGCAAATAGACCTAACATGCAAAAACAACAATGGGCTTATGCAAGAGTATATGCTGCAGTTAATCCAGAATCAAAAGCTCATAAAATAGATAAAATGTTTTTAATAAAAAAATAATTTTAAATATATATGAAGTTTGAAAAATCAAAACTGAAAAATAAAAAATATTCAGTGATCACACCAAAAGGTAAAAAAATAGATTTTGGTGATAAACGATATTCACAATTTAAAGATAGTACTGGTTTAGGATTATATTCAGATTTAGATCATAATGATAAAAAAAGAAAAAAGAATTATTGTAAAAGGTCTGGTAACATAAAAGATAAAAAAGGAGATTTAACCAAAAATGATAAAGAAAGTGCAAATTATTATGCAAGAACTTATTTATGGAGTTGTTAAAAAATAAAAATATTTTTATTTATATATATATGCTTGATTGGCCATTTGATAGTTCATATAATTACAATTATCAAACAGAAACATTTAATTTAGTAAAAGAAAATACAATTTTTAAAAGAAAAGATATAAATAATTTAAAATATAATAGATGGTTAAAATTTATAGATGCTGCATATGTAATTGGAACTGGAAAAGTATGGGATAAATTTAAAATACAATCAGAATATCAAGATTTGGAAAATATAACACATTATTCTGAAATAACAAAAATAAAAGATCTAAATCAAAAATTTGTAACAACAAATGGTGGGCAATTTGGTGAAGATTATTTTATTAATGCAACAGGTTGTCATATCTCACATGTAAATTGCTGTGAAGATGCATTGAAAAACAATTATGAAAATATTATAATTATGGAAGATGATTGTTATTTTACAAAATATATTACAGATGATGAAATAAATAAATTAGTTGAATTGCGGAATTTATATAATCCAAATGTTATAAATTTAGCAGCTCATTCAACTCATAATAAATATACGTGCAATAGAGGTAATATTGAACTAATTCAAATGCCAACTTTTATGACTCACTTTATTTATGTAAATAAAGTAGGAATGAACCAAATTATTAAAACTAAATATGAAAGACCATGTAAACCATTTAGATTATCTGGAACTGGTAGTGGATATATTGACAGAGATTGGTTTGGTGGTGACGATTTTTGGTATAGTTTCACGAATTCATATGTTTTGGGGGTTCCTGAAGATAAACAATGGGCTATACAATATGTTTCAGATGATAGTGAAGATAGAAATCAAAAATAATAATATTTAAGAAAATTCAATATTTTATTTTTCGTTATATTTAGGAAAAATAAAATATATGTATAAGTTATATAAACATGGAATGGAAAACTATTAACGATTATCCAAATTATCAAATATCTAAATCTGGAATTGTAAAAAATAAAAAAGATAAAATTATAAAACAAAGAATAAATAGATGTGGTTATCAAGTAATAAATTTATCAAAAGATAATATTAAAAAAACATTTGCTTTACATAGATTGATTGGTATGAGTTTTATTGAGAGAAAAAATGAAAATTTATCTATATTGGATCACATAGACAGAGATAAACTTAATAACTCAATTGATAACTTAAGATGGATTGATTATAATGGAAATAATAGAAATAAAAGCGTTCCTAATAAATATGGATATACTGGTGTATATAAAAGAAATGAAAAATATATTGCTCGTATTAGATTAGGTGGTTTAAAAACATATTTAGGATCATTTGAAACACCTGAAGAAGCTGGAAATGCTTATAAGAATGCATATGTTGAAACCATGAAACAATATGATTAATTATTTTTCTACTTTATCATCTTCATCTTCATTTTCATTAATTATTATTCTATTGAACCTCTGATAATATTTTTCGTTAGTTGGTTTATTCATACGAATATATAGAAAAGAATATTTTTTATTCCAAGCAGTTTTTAGTACTTCGTCTTGTTGTTCTTTTGTTAAATCACCCATGAGTTCATCTTTTATATTATCTAATTCTTTTTTATTATCAGTTCTAAATATGATAAAAGAGGACATGTTGCATCTGAAAGTTAAACATAATTCATTATATCGTTGTGATAAAATCCAGATTGATAAACTTGCTGATCCTTCTTCATCTGGATTTAACATAATATGACGCCTATTTAAAACACACTTACACATATTAGATGATTTTTTTATAGACTTAATAACATCATCTAAAATTAAAAGACAATTATTATTTTCATCTTCTTTTTCTGAATCAATTATAGATTCTAACATTTCATCACTATATTTATTATATATTCTCTCATCACTCAATCCTAACTTCTCGACAGGTAAGGAAGCTAATGATGCAGAACATAAAAATATCTTATCAAAATATTTATAATAGAAACGAGGCATGTTTGGTTTGCTTTTTGTAGGATGTGATTTTAATAATGACAGCATAGTTGTGGTTTTACCAGAACCAGCCGATCCAACGATGTACAGGGCATCATTAACTGGACATAAAGGTTCAGCCACTTTATAAGGCATATTAGAGAGATTATCTACATTTTGAGAGATTACTGGAATTTCTTTTAGTTTAGGGTTTTCTATAACCTTCATTATTATATAGTAATAATAAAATAAATAAATAATAATTTTAAAATGTA